AGAAAAGATAACACATTAGTTGTCGATAGAATAAGATTGCCCATGATGGCAGTCATATCAAAAGAAATTTCTTTTGATCAAAAAAGATATACTTACCATCAAGCTATAGATTGGCTCAGAGATAAAACTGGTAAGCCTGGTTTTACAGAATCAGAAAAATATAAAAAAGATACAGTATTTGGTGTGACCAGAGGAATTCCAGTAAATATAGGATACCAATTACTTTTCTGGACAATGTATCTTGAAGATTCTAATCAAATTTTAGAACAAATAATTACAAAATTTAGTCCTATTGCATATATAAAAGTTAGAGGTGTTAATTGGGAAACAATTTTAAAACTTGATAGTATTTCTAATAATTTAGAAATTGATGTTGGAGATCAAGCTTTAAGAATAATTAAATTTCAAATTAACATGACTGCCGAAACTTATGTTGCTCAACCAATAATAAGGAAGAAAGCAGTTTTAGAAACAAGGATAGAAATTGTAAACTCTACAGTAGAAGAAAATATTACAGAAGTAATTCAAAGAATTGAAACATCTGTAAAAGAAATAGGTAATTGTAAATAATGATAGAATTAAAAAATGTAAATAGATTTCCTGTTCAAGTTGTTGTGAGATCAACAAGAGTTCCAAATAGTTTTACATGCTTGAACATACCAGGAATTGGTAAAAAAAATAATATTTTTTTGCTTGAAGATGAAAGAGCAACTGAATATATAGATCGTGCTGTAGAAGCAGGATTATTAAATAAAAGAATAGTTTAAAAGAAACAAGGGAGAAAAAACATGGCATTACTAAAAGGCTTTCCACCTTCTAACACAATTAGCCCCTCAGTTCGTATAGCTGAAAGGGATCTTTCATTTTATGGTAATACTACTCCAAGTAGTAATATGGGAGCATTTGTTGGCTTTGCATCAAAAGGCCCAATTAATCTTCCTACACTCATACAATCGCAAACTCAACTAAATACAATATTTGGCTACCCACATCCTGATGAAGGTGATCCTTATTTGATCTATGCAGTTCAACAATTTTTAAGAACTGCAAGTGCTTGCTATGTTGTTCGTGTTGCAGACACTCAAGTTACTAGTGATACAGCTGCAACTGTTGCATCTGTTAATCTTGTTGCTGCTGGTGAAGTTGTTGACATTTACTCAAAGACAATTAGTGTTTATGGTACATATGTACTGAATAAAGATTATTTTTTCCGTTGGAAACTCAACAATGTATTGGCATCTAAAGTTTTAGTTGCTTTATCTGGCACATATCTTCCAGAAGACTTAGTGGCTATGCTAAATGAACAATTAGTACCATCTGTAGATGGCATTGAATTTTATGTTCATGTTGATGGAGCAGACAGCACAATTGGTGTTAAATCTGTTTGGGCATACGGAACTGCTGCTTCTATTGAATTCATTTCTATTACAGATAGCCTTTATGGATTTCAAAGCGTTGTTGGTCTTGGCACAGGAATGACAAGAGCAACATCATCTGGAAACAATGTTAAATTTCCAACTTCAGATCCTTATTTGGCAGATGGCTTCTATAATTTTGATGGTCTAGACAATCAATATTTAGAAGTTGTTATTACTGGTACTGATAATCCCAATATCGATAATGTTGTGCAAGTAGTTGATCTTATTGGCTTATCTTATAGCACTAGTGGTGCTTGGACAATTGCTCAGATTGTAACAGAAATCAACAATCAAATTATTATGCTTCCTGGTGGCTTTGAAGCTTTTGATGATGCTGACAAATTAGGTTTTAGAACTAAAACAAGTGGTAGAGATGCAAGAATACTTGTTAAAACTAATACATTCCCTGCTGCATCAGTAATATTTGGATTTAGTGGAATAACTGAATTTGGAAGTACTAGCTTTGGCTCTTCCACCAATATTAACATCGATACATTAGGAAGGGTTTCAGGAGTATCTGCAACTAGCGATATATCAATGACAATTACAGCAGATTCTGCTGGTATCGAAGGTAATTATACCGAAGTATTAATTGATAATGATACCGAAACTGGTAATTTTAATATGCGAGTTTTTAGAAATGGAATTCAAGTTGAAGCTTGGGGCCAACTTTCTAAAGCTATTGGAAGTCGATACTATGTTGAAACTTACCTACAACTTGTAAGTGATTATGTAAGATGTATTGATAATACTTTAGTGACTGCTCCCCCTGTTAACAATGGGCCAGATGGATCATTGTTGTCTGGTGGCTCTGATGGCATCCCATCTGATCCAGATAATCAAGATGATTTGTTAATAGGCTCCAGAGTTGCATTTACAGGCCTTTATAGTTTAAGTGAACCAGAACAATTAGATATTGATCTTGTTATTATTCCAGGCCATTCCTCAACCAGAGTTATGCAAGCATTAATTCAAATGGTTCAGGATCGTGGTGATTGCTTAGCAATTATCGATCCACCTTTTGGATTAACTGTAAGAGAAATTATCCAATGGTCTAATGGTGTTCATCCACTTAATAGCTACCCTTTAAATACTGACTTTGCAGCACTTTACTGGCCTTGGTTAAGCATTACAGATATTGACAACGGATTTGATGTTTGGGTTCCTCCAAGTGGTACAGTAGCTGGTGCATATGCTAGAAGTGATAATATTGCATATCCTTGGTATGCTCCTGCTGGTCTTGAAAGAGGTCTTTTAACAGCTGTAAATGATGTTTACAATAGACCAACTTTGCTAGAGCGTGACAGCATGTATGGCAATGGAAATGCCATTAACCCAATTGTTTCTTTCGCAGATTCTTTTGGATTTGTTATATTTGGCCAAAAAACACTTCAGAGAAGGCCAACTGCCCTTGATCGTGTTAATGTAAGAAGAATGTTATTTTATGTTGAAAAGCAAATTAAAAATTTATCTAGAAGATTGTTGTTTGAACCTAACGATGATTCAACCAGAAGAAATTTTATTGGCATAGCAAAAGGTGTATTAGATTTCGTTTCGGTAAATCGTGGCATCACTCAATATAATGTTCAATGTGATACGATTTTAAATACTGCTGATGTTATTGACAGAAACGAATTAAGAGCAAAAATTGGTATTATACCTACTAAAGCTGTAGAATTCATATTCATTGAATTCACAATATTAAGAACTGGTGCTTTGGGTAATTAATCATTAAAATTTTAAATTTTAGACAAGGAGACTTTAAAAATGGCAATTAATATGGGTTTGGGAAAACTAGGATACAACTCTTCAGTTTTCAAAAGAAAATTTAGATGGACTCTTAAGTTTGAAAATATTTGTGGAACAGGAGAGAATATTCCAGCATCATTTGTCAAAGCAGCTAATAGGCCAAGCATGACAATTGAAGAAACGGAAATAAATTTTCTTAATGGAAAAATGTGGATTCCTGGCAAAGCAACAGTTGAAGCAACTGAAGTTACTTACTATGATGTTGCTAGTAAAGATTCTGCGAATGCAATCGCACCATTATTTGTATGGCTATCTACTGTGTATAACTTTACAAACGCTAAATCCCTAGAGCAATCTTCTTTAATGGACCCAAAAACTAGTGGCAGTTATACCGCAGAACGAGGTATTTTGACGATGTATGATGGTTGCGGTGAACCAATAGATGAATTTACTTATCTTGACTCTTGGCCAACAAGTATTAATTTTGGTGATCTTGATTATTCAAGTAATGAAGAATGTACAATCGTACTTTCTTTGAGATATAGAAACTTTGAATACCAGACACTTGGACAATGTGCTCCTAACTTTGCACCTCTTTGTGCTGGCTGTGATGGCACAGAAACTGCAATGGCATTCACAGGAGAAAAAGAACCAACCTAATATAATATTAAAAAAAACAATAAAAAAGGCTTGTGTATACAAGCCTTTTTTTATTGGAAAATTTACAGAAGGTAAAGTATATTATATTGTTAATAGGAGTTTCTGATGGCAGTCAACATGGGCTTAAACTGGTGGCGGGGTGCGGTTTTCAAAAGAAAATTCCGTTGGTTGTTTATTATTGATGGCATAGTTGATAGTGGTGTTAATGCTTTACCACCAGAAAAAGGCAACAGACCTAACATTACCATGAAAAGTGCTGCTTTTGAACATTTAATAGAAACAATTAATTTTCCTCTTAAACCAGAATGGAAGCCTTTTGAATTAACTCTATTTGATATAAAGTGTAAATTTTGGCCAGTTTGGGATAAATGGTTAAAGAATTTTTATGACCCAGAGCAAGGCAAATTCACCCCTGTAGTTGATGCTAAATATAAAAAGAATGGAACATTAACCATGTATGATGGTTGCGGTGAAAGATTAGAAAGGTGGACATTTGAAAACATGTATCCGTCAGAAATTAATTTTGATAATTTAGACATGACTGATAATGCTATTATGTACATAAACTTAACTCTAACATATGATAGAGCTTATTTAGATAAAAATATTTAATCTAAAAATTGCTGTGCACTAATTACTTCTTTTAATTTTTTCAACAAATCATCAAGTTCTTTTGGCTTACATTTCAAAATTCTACAAGCTCCACTTTTATTCAATCTTCCTTTTTTAGTATAAACTTTATTTTCATTCATTAAAAACAATTCTAATGTTTTGCCGTATCCTGCGTTTTCAATTTTCTGTAATAGTTCTTGACTTTCTATAACTTCAACAAAATTATTAAACATAAATCTCCAAAAATTTATTTATATGACTAAGTTATTATAGTCTAATAAAGATTTAGGAACTAAATTGAGCACAGAATATTTAAATAACCGAGTATTTGAAAAACTAATTATAAATTTTCAACAAACAAAAAAAGAAAA